TATCTGAAACAAAAGGTGGACTTTTTTTAGCTGAAAAACAACGTGAAGATATAAGGTATACTGAAGGTGTTATAGTTTCAGCTGGTAGTGATGTAACTGGAATAAAGCAAAATGATGTTATTTATTTTGATAAAAATAATTCTCATCAAATAGAAATAAAAAAAGAAATCTACACTGTGGTTCACATCAACCATGTTGTAGTTGTATTATGAGACTAGAAGCTTCTGATATTAGAGATTTAAATCTTTTAAAACATTATAGAATAATCAGGAAGTGGGCTTGTAAAAATAACAACTTAAATGATGCAGATTTAGAATTACTTATATATTTCGATTGCATGGGTCTTTTTACTAAAGAAGATTTTAAAATCGGTACTTATTCTTATAGCTGGGATAATAGACGCTGGAACAGATTGTTAAAAGAGGGTTGGATAATCGTATGGAGAAAACATAATCGTACAACTCAAAAATATAACATATACAAAGTTTCTTTCAAGTGTAAACAGCTTATAAGTAGAATGTACCGAATTATGCTTGGAATAGAGGATATACCAACCTCATTACATAGAAATAAAATAATGAAAGGTAAAACCTATATAGACAAAGTAATGATCACGTCTATAAATAATGTTAACAAAGATAAAAACAGATAATCATGGGAAAAAAAGAAAAAAAGGTTGAAGAAGTAAAAAAAGAATATTCTTCAATAGACAAAAAGATTAAAAAGCTTGAAGATAAAATCAAAGTTTTAAAGTCTAAAAAATAATGAAAGATATAAACGAAAGGATTAAAGAGTCTATATTAGATCCTATGAGTATGGATAAGGCTGACGACATGTTTAGACCTTTTGAAATAAAGAATAAGTTTATTTCTCCAAAAGATCAAGAATCTATGAGTATGAAGTTTGATACTAAAAACATAGACAGATCTGGTAAACCTATAGTTTCAAATCCTGATGTTCAAACCGCTGGTTCGTTTCCTACGTTAGGAACTCCAGATATAACACCTAGAGAAGAACTAGACAATAATCAGTTTAAAATATAAGATATGATTAAAAAAGGACAAGTTGGTGCTGATGCAACGTGGGGTGGACCTCACACTGCAACAAATTTAGCAAAAGGTAATGCAAGAAATAATATGCAAGTTTCAAAGTATCCTTGTGATTATAAAGCTGGACCAATAAGTAGTATTGCTAAAAGATAGTAAAATTTCACTAAAATGAGTGATAGAATAAGTGAACACATATCGCTTAAAGAAGGGATTAAATCTCACACAGCAACTAGGTTAAATATTGATAATACACCTAGAGAATTAGATTTAGTTAATATGAAAACTATTGCAGAAAAAGTGTTTGAACCTCTACGTAAATGGGTGGGTGGTCCAATCGCTATTAATAGTTTCTATCGCTCGCCTAAATTAAATTCTGCTATCGGTGGAAGTACAACGTCTCAACACTGTATTGGTTGTGCTCTTGATTTAGATGATAATTATGGTTATAAAACTAATGCAGAAATGTACGAGTATATAAAAAATAATTTAGATTTCGATCAAATGATTTGGGAATTTGGTACTGATCAAAATCCTGACTGGGTGCATGTAAGCTATGTATCTGAAGACGCTAATAGAAGAAGATGTCTACTTGCTTATAAAGATAATGGTAAAACTAAATACAAAGTAATATAATGGCTTACACACAATACAATTCTCCTTTTGCTAAAAAATGCAATGGACCTGCTATAACAGAAAAGTCTTACGAAAAACAAAATCGTAAAATGAGATCTGAATACACTAAAGAAACTGGTAAAAAACTAGGTACTAGACAAACATCTGGTACTGGTAAACGTAGAGTTTCTTTTGCTTGTAGATTTGGAGGTATGGCTGGTTCTTTAAAAAATAAAAAAGGTGAGCCAACTAAATTAAAAATGGCTCTTAAAAAATGGGGTTTTGGTAGTAAAGAAGCTGCTAGAAACTTTTGTAATAAAAATAAAGAAAAAAAATAAAAAAAAATGATTAGAAATTATTACACCGACTCGTACAAATCAGCTATACCAGTTACTCCAAGTGATACGTTACTTATAGATGGTAGAGCAAAAGCTTCAACTCCAATAGGAGCTTGGAAGCAATACAACTTATATATAGGTAACTCACCAAGTACTTTACCTGTTACAACAACTTCAAATAACACTATTGTTAACAACTCAGTTAATGTAGGTTTAAAATCTCCAAATCCGTTAATTAAAGTTGGTATGAGAGTTACAGGCGCTGGATTACCAGACGCAGGTTTACTAGTAGCAACAGTGGTTGATGCTAGTAATTATACTTTATCTCAAGCAGATAGTATAGCTGCCGATGCTACTTTAACATATAGTTATGACACGGAAGCAAGTATTAAAGTGCATACTATAAATAACGAGGTTATAACTTTTGTAAACCCTGTTAAAGGTTCTATACTACCGGTTAGCGTAGTTCAAGTTTACAGTACAGATACAGGTGGTGGCGTAACAGATATAGTAGCATTAAGCTAACAACAATCAACAATCAACAATCAAAAAAACATAATTATGGGAAAAAAAGGAAAAACAATAGGTGGTGGAATGCCAGGACCAGGGAAATACATAATCTCTGGAGGTCATGGTGCCGGTAAATACGGGCAACCACATAAATTTTACGACAAAAGTGTTGCTAAATATAAAGGGCCACACAAAGAGTTAGTGGGTGATCAAGATAAATTACCGCAAGAATTACAAAATGCTATAAAAGCTGCTCCAGGTAAATATGGTATGTCACAAGATCATAAAATGGCATATGATAGAAGTGAAATATCAAGACTAAAAGGGGATATTCATTATGATGACATGAAAAAGAAAGGTATGAGCAAATACAAAAGTGATGCTCAAAGAAAAGCTGTTCACGCTAGCAAAGCTGAGCAAGGACCTGGTAAAATGAAAAAAGACAAGCAAAAAATATCTAAACTACAAGACGATGTTTTAGCTGGTGTTGCAAAATATAAATACGGAAAAAAATAATAATAACAACAATCAACAATCATTAACAACAAACAAAATTAAAAATTATGGCAAATTTTATCTCAATTTATTCATCGGGAGCTGGACTTGACGGTGGAGAAATTTTAATCGGAGTTCACAATATTGTAGGAGTAGATGCTGCTTCAGCAACAACTACAGTAATCAAATTAGACGGTGGTGTTCTTGACGAAGTTACTATTACTCACGCTTCAGTAGGAACAACTCCTTCAGTAAGAGATGCGATTAACTATGCGTTAACAGCTAACCCAGGTGGTGTAAAAGCTAAAGTTGCTTTACCATCAGGTATTACAGTTTCTAACGTAGTATTCTCTTAATAATTAATTATGATATGCTGCAGGGTTTAGGCCCTGTGGCTTTCATTATTTAGATATGGCTTTTAAAATTAAACCATTTTATACTTTAGACAATGCTCCTATAGTTCACGTACCTATGGAAAAAAATGTTATGGGTAGAGCTGATAAAAAAGGTAATATTCTTATAAACAAAGATTTAAAGCATCCTAAACATATAGAGGATACTATAAATCACGAGCAGGTTCATATAGATCAAATGAAAAACGGAGAGTTGTATTATGACAATGAAGCAGTTTATTTTAAAGGTAAAAAATATTTAAGAAAAGAATTTAACGAATCAAATAGAAATTTACCGTGGGAAAAACCCGCGTATAAAGCAGGGTAATTATGTCTAAACCTAAAAAAAAATTTAAAGAAACTAAAGTCGGTCAATTTTTACTAGGTAAATCAGGTATTATAAATGTAATAGGAGATATATTGCCTGATCAAGGTGCGCTAGGTATGGTTAAAAATCTTATAGATAAAGATGAAGATCTACCACCACAAGACAAAGAAACTGCATTAAAATTATTAGAACAAGACATGACTGAATTACAAGAGGTTTCAAAACGTTGGGACAGCGATATGAAATCAGATTCATGGCTTTCAAAAAATACACGACCAATAACATTAATATTTTTAACAATATCTCTTGTTATTTTTATTTTGTTAGATGGTTTTAATATACCCTTTGCTATAGATACAGGATGGGTTGACTTATTAAAATCACTTCTTATAACCGTTTATGTTGCCTATTTCGGTTCAAGAGGTGCAGAGAAATTTAAATCAATAGGCAAGTAATCAAATTTAATTAAAATGAATATCAAAAAAGACCAACTAGAAAAAATTCAAAACTTTCAAAAAGACTTAAACAAGTTATTAAACGAAGTAGGATTTTTAGAAGCCCAAAAAACCGCGGTATTATCTAAGTTCCATGAAGTTAACAAACAAACTGAAGACTTTAAAAAAGAACTAGAAGAAGAATACGGATCGATTAACATTAATCTTGAAGACGGTTCTTACACTCCTATCGAAAAAGAAGAAGAAGTTAAGGAGTAATGTCATCTGTTATTAGAAAAATCAGTATCGGATCTGATTATAAAACTGATGCGATGCATTATTCTTTGTCTCAATCTGTATATGGAGGTCACACTATTTCCAATATAATCTTTGATACAAAAGATAATTCTTATAACATTTACATTAAAAAAAACAACGAGGTATTGCCATGGAAGAAATTTAATTCTAACATGGCTATATCTGTTGAGTATGATTTAGAATATTAATGAAAAGCATTTATGATTTTATCGTTGAACCATTAGGTCAGCGATATAATAATGAAGTTAAGATAGGTGACAAAAGCCTTATAATTAACACTAAGCTTGAAAGTTTTAAATCTGTAAATAATATAGCAAAAGTTATTGAAGTTCCTTTAGCATACAAAACATCAATTAAAAAAGGTGATAAAATAATGATACATCATAATGTTTTTAGAAGATTTTATGATATTAAAGGTAACGAAAAAAATAGCAAGTCGTTTTTCAAAGATAATTTATATTTTGTTCAACCAGATCAAATATATCTTTACAAAAATAAAAACAAATGGATATCATTTGGTGATAGATGTTTTGTAAATCCTCTTAGAAATAATGATGATATAAACGCTAATATAGAAGAAAGCCTTATTGGTATATTAAAATATAGTAATAATGCATTAGAAGCGCTAGGAATAAACGAGGGAGACGTTGTAGGTTACAAACCGTTTGGTGAGTTTGATTTTTTAGTTGACGGCAAGCGTTTATACTGTATGAAATCAAATGATATTGTAATTAAATATGAACGTCAAGGAAACGAAAAAGAATATAATCCAAGCTGGGCACAAAGCAGTTGAAGAACTTATAAAAGTAGCTAAAGAAGCTATTGTTGACTCTGATGATGATATATCAGCTGATAGATTAAAAAATGCTGCTGCTACTAAAAAACTAGCTATATTTGATGCTTTTGAAATACTTAACCGTATTAAAGAAGAAGAAGATATGTTAAACAATAAACCTAAAGAAGAAGCTAAAGCTAAACCTTTTGGAGGTTTTGCCGAAAGAAGATCTAAGTAATGTACGAACAAACTTTATACAAGGTAATAAATCCTATAAAGCCTCACGTAGTTAAAAAAATAAATAGATCAAAAAAGTGGGAGTACGGTTACAATAAAGAATACGATGTTATTGTAATTAGTAGGACAGGTCAGATTGGTGAAATATACGAAATACAAAATTTAAAAATAGCTTTACCAAAAGAAAAAGATGTTTTTAATAAAACTGATAAATGGCAAGCTCAAGAATACCCTAAAGAGTTAAAAAGAATAAAAACAGTATTTGATTGGAAACAATATCCAGAAGAGTTTAAAGAAAAATGGTATGCGTATATTGATAAAGAATTTACCAAACGCCACGAAGGTTATTGGTTCACTAATAAAGGTAAAGCTACTTATATTACTGGTACTCATTATATGTACTTGCAGTGGTCCAAAATTGATGTTGGGCAACCAGATTTTAGGGAAGCAAACAGATTATTCTTTATATTCTGGGAAGCTTGCAAAGCCGATAGAAGATGTTATGGAATGTGCTACCTCAAAAACAGACGGTCTGGTTTTTCATTCATGGCATCAGGCGAAACTGTCAACCTTGCCACTATCTCTAGTGATGCTAGATACGGTGTCTTATCAAAGTCTGGGGCTGATGCAAAGAAAATGTTTACCGATAAAATCGTACCAATTTCCGTCAACTATCCTTTTTTCTTCAAGCCGATTCAAGACGGTATGGATCGACCAAAAACAGAACTTGCTTATAG